ACATTGAGGAATACCACGCAAAACAAAATTTACTTAAGAAAGTCATTATTGATTGTCTCAATGAACAGGGTTTTGATTCAGCTTTTAATATTCCTGACTATATTCTTGCAGACCATATGGTTGAATCACTTTGGCAATTTGCTCGTTCTATATCAGATCTAGCATTTCATGAAAAAAAGGCAGACGTAGACGATTGATACATAATGGCATTGTGTGTATATTGTTTATGGATTCTTAAAAAAGGAAAAAAAATGAAAAGCAAATCATTAAGAAAAAGGTCATATATTGGAGAGGAAAAAAGAGGAATGGGTCCCGGTGGAAGATGTGTTTGCAAAAAGTGTGGTTACACGAGTCCTCATGGATTAGGTAAACCGTGTGATGAGACAAAGTGTCCAAAATGTGGAGCAATGATGGATCGGCAAGACACGAACGCTTAAATGGGTTCTATCGATTGATCATTGGTCTTTTTGAGTCTATCAAGGTTTTTTTCTAGAAGATCAAGAAGTTTGATCCGTTCAGAAATGTTGGAAAACGGTCCGCAAGAGAAGTCTCATAGGAGGTTCAAGGTGTTAAGGGATAGAGAATATATTGATGAGTCAGAGGTACTATTAGAGAGTAAACCTCGTTTCAAGATTGGAACGAAATTCGTTCGTTCAACTGGGCAGAGGAAAGACGTTGAAACTGTTGACGATATCTACACGACAACAAATTCAAAAGGACAAGTCGTCAATATAGTGTATATAACATCTCATGAATTCATGGGGCAAAGAGTCACTGATCCCGAAGTCCCAGAGGCAACGATTGCAAGAGCAAGGATTGTTAAATAGGAGAAGACAGCCCGTAGACTACAGGGTGTGGTGTTTAGACACATTATTCGTGGATTGTGATATTTTTTTGTGTTAGGATTTGTGATGGTTTAGGTCTAAGATGGGCCAAGGAAAGATTTATTATGGGACATAGAGGGATATCAGAGCCGAACACAGTGTCATGTCGTTGCAAAAAGACAACGGATGAGGTGTTTCTTGTCGAACCCAAAGCTATCACTTTGACTGGCAAGGCAGCCGATGAGTTTGTCGACATGGTCCTATCCCCTGCTCCAGAGATATCCTCGGCGCTTAGACTAGCTGTAGAGTTCTATGAGAAGACTGTTGTCAGCGAATAATCAACAACGATAAAGGATGAGATCGTAAATTGATGGAAGAACAGGCGAAAGATGATAGTTACATCGATAATATTTGATAGGGTGACGGTTTATAAGCTAAATCAAAATGGTCAACACGAAAAAGATGTTTATGAAAAATGTTTAGTTAGGTTAAACAAGGACGACAGTGTCTATATCCAGGTAAGTAAAGCAGACATATCTTCAAATGAATTTGGTAACGGTCCTGTGATGGTTAGTTACAGAGTGATCGAATTCAATCCAAAACTTTTGGTTTTTGATGCTAAGATAGAAGATGGTGAGGAGTTAAAACCTGTTTATGTTATGTGCGAGTTTGATGTCGTTTCATCTAAGAAAAGCAGAGTGGATGACATCGATGTAAAGCATGCAAAACCAATGTATTTTGGTAACAGGAAGTGTGAAGCATGTGGATGGGTGAAGTCAATTATAGAGTTCCATGGACACAAAGAATGTGACGCATGTGTCGATGAGGCCAGGGAGGCTTTATCTGTTGTTGAGGCAAAGATACGTGAAGGTGGTTACTGTAAGGAACTTGTTTCAACACTGATTCCTAGCAAGAATGCCTATATGAAGGATTACTTAGCTAGGAAAAAATTGAGATTAAAAATGGATGATGAAGGTGAGGGAGAAGATGAAAAATGAGGATACAATAAGAAAAGAGACCGAGAGTAGTCTAATTAAGATGTGTTCCGATCTTGATGACCAGAAAATAATTCTGTTGAGTATTATTGACGTTTGGAAGCATTCAAAAAATGCTAGTGGAATGATACAGGCGTTGTCGAATATAGATTTAGCTATAAGATCGTTGGAGAAAATAATTAGAGGTCTTTAGTTATGGTGGAGTATTTCATTAAAGGCTTTGCCAATGCGTTTGATTTATTTGGAGTATTGAGACATAGTACTCAAAACATACAAGAAGATGGTTTTAAGAAAGACATGGAAGCCATAGCCGGTGACTGGCAAGCTGTAGGCGATGACCTTAGACGGGTGATGAAGTGTTACTCTAAAGCCCATGGACTTTTTAAACAAGCGAAATAGAAAAATACTCAAAAGCGGGGATGTTGACAGCAAACGAAGACTGCCTTAGACTAGGACTATGAGGGTCAAATTATCAGAATGGGCCAAGCAAACAGGTATAAGTTTCAAGACTGCCCAGAGGTGGTTTTATTCTGGTAAGATGCCTGTTTCCACAATCAGAACCCCCACGGGTAGGATTATGGTTATACTCGAAGAACCTGTTAGCAAGGATGAACGTACCGTGTTATATGCCCGAGTATCTTCATCAGATCAAAAAGGCGATTGTCAACGGCAGGCAGATCGGCTTCGCTTATTGGCTACAGGGCGAGGATGGTCGAATATTGAAATTGTGTCTGAGATAGGTTCTGGTTTGAACGGTCACCGTAAGCACTTGATTCGATTATTATCGGATCCCACAGTTAGACGCCTTGTTGTTGAGCACCGCGACCGTCTTGCGAGATTCGGTGTTGAGTACATCGAAGCTGTTTTGAAGGCCCATGGTAGAGAGCTTGTGATAGCGGAAGAAGGAGAACAGAAGCTTGACATAGTTCAAGATTTTATTGATGTGGTAACATCTATGTGTGCCAGAATTTATGGTCGACGAGCAGCAAAAAATAGAGCGAAGCGAGCTGTTGATGCCGCTGGAGAAAAGGTTACTTGATACGGTCACATAAAATCAGGTTAGATCCGAACGATAAGCAGGCTACTGGATTATCGCGGGCGGCTGGCTGTGCTAGGTTTGCATGGAATTATGCGTTGTCCGAATGGAAACGACAGTATGCGTTAGGCCAGAAACCGAGTGAGACAACTTTGCGAAAGCAGTTAAATGCGGTAAAAAGGGAGCATTATCCGTGGATGTTGGAATCCACAAAGAATGCTCCGCAGCAGGCGATCAAGAATCTTGGTACAGCGTTCAAAAATTTTTTTAAAAAACGAGCAAGATATCCTAGGTTTAAGAAAAAGGGTATTCATGATTCTTTTAGGGTTGACAATGGACCTGGTACGTTTGAGACAGATGCAGAAAAGATCCGGATCCCTAAAATAGGTTGGGTACGAATGCGAGAGGCATTACGATTTGAGGGGCGCATTATTTCGGCTACGGTGTCGAGACGTGCAGATCAGTGGTATGTGAGTATTCAGGTGGAGGTCGAGGATGTTCCAATTGTGTGCAAGAGCCAAGGCACGGTTGGGGTGGATCTCGGTATTAGGCATCTGGCGACACTATCTACAGGGGAGCACATTGAAGGACCGAAGTCATTAAAGAAAGCGTTGCCGAGGTTGCGTCGACTGAATAAGTCGGTTAGTCGAAAGAAGAAAGGATCGAAGAATAGACAGAAGGCGAAGGCCAAGTTGGCACTGGAACACATTCGGATTTCAAATATTCGAAATAATTTCTTACACAATCTGACAACGAAATTGGTGCGACAGTTTAGTGTCATTGTCATCGAAGATTTGAACGTATCAGGAATGATGAAGAATCGGCATTTGTCACGAGCGATATCGGATATGGGTTTTTTCGAATTCCGTCGTCAACTAAGTTATAAGGGACCGTTATTCGGTTCCGAAATTTTGGTTTATCCTAGATTTGCTCCGTCATCGAAGAAATGTTCTTATTGTGGGTATGTGATTGAGAATCTACCGCTATCCATTAGGGAATGGGATTGTCCTAGTTGCGGAACAGCCCATGACCGCGATGAGAATGCTGCGAAGGTTTTAAGGAATTGGGCCGCGAGTTTCTCGGTATCAGCCTGTGGAGAAGGTTGCTCTGGCGCGCAGATTTGCAAGTGCGTGAAACGATCTTCTGAGAAGCAGGAAATCAACACTGAACAAGGTATGTCCTTGCTTGGGTAAGTTTGATGAAACGGTAATTGGTTTCAAGAACAGGAGTACGGCTTTTTTAAAAAACCTAAATCCTGATTTTTTATCAGATGGAGAGTGGGATGAACGCAAAGTTTCAATTAAAGAATTATCTTCAGTTAAAACAGTAAATGACGTCATGAAATATCTAGGAGTAAAAAGGTCTGATGTTTTTGCTCGTGCCCTTCAAAGTGGGCTCAGACAGTTTGGCCTGGCTTCTAGGGTAGTTGTTAATGACGAATTTTTTGATGTTTTAATAAGTGCAGAGAGACCTGTGGAGTATGCGAGTCTGAGACTTAGATTTGGAGATGAAGAATGAACGCTTTGGTTTTTTATTCAAGTCGTGATTCAAAGGGTAAAGTTGATGCATCAGGGGCCTTTATTCCTGAGGCGAAAGCGTTTGCAAAAAGGCATGGTATCCCAGATGAGGATGTCATCGGAATAGATTGCACGAAGAGGAATCCTGCGAGTGTGAGGAGATCTTTGGTAATTAAGGAATTATCTCGAAGTGACAAAACAGATCTAGAGGTATTGGCATTTTTTGGTCATGGTTGGCCAGATGGCATCCAGTTCGGTTTCAGAAGACAGCATATACCGTTGCTAGTAGAAAGCCTTCCTTATCCAGTTAGAACCGATTTAAAGGTAGGCCTATTCGCATGTCTTACTGCTGAAAATGATAAACGGGACAGTGATCGTAAAAATATTGGACCGGGTACTGATAATGGATTTGCTGACCGGTTACGAGATGGGCTGGTAAGACATGGGGTAACTGATGGGTGGGTGGATGCTCACAAGACGGCTGGACATACCAATTGGAATCCGTACGTCGTTAGGATGCGATGCAGTGACGTGGTTAATCCAGAGCGAGGGGGTATAGGTGGTATATGGTTAGTACCACCTAGTTCACCACGCTGGAAGCGTTGGTGTAAGGCGTTAAGAGACAAGGATACTGGACTTAGATATGATTTTTTAGTTATGGATAGAGATGAGATAATCGAAAAAATACAAATCAGACAGGATATTTAGTATGAAATTATCAGAAAAAATACTTGAGGATATTGAATCGAACAAATGTGGTTGCGAAACGTGTCAAAAGAGGAGTCGTATTGTTACTCCGGTCATAGATGCATTGGTCACAGCTCTTGATCAGGTGGATTTGGACGACAGAGAGCATATGGGGCTGCCTGAGTTTATTGAGGCAGTTTTGATAATGACAAGTGCAATGGTAGAGATATCTCCTTCCAATATTGAATTTGTGTCTTGTCAAGCTTTGCTGCTTGCTGAGAAATTTCGTTCTCTAAATAATCATTTTTCCATTAGAGCTGCTATTGAGGAAGGGATATCGGACTTTGTGAGTAAATATTTGATACTTAACAATACATTTCCTGGGTTTAATAATGATGATGAAGGTAACACTGTGCATTAAAGGTGGTTTTTATGTGGGAAAAATCGAATAGCGATCCTCCGGCCTACACGAGTGAGGATCGAAAATGGGGATTAGTAAGAATGGATTCTGGATGGATACTTCATTTTTTATCATCTGGTAGGTCAATAAGGGAGGTTTATTCTTTTGATAGTGAGGATCCACCGTTAGATAGAGCATCGGACAAAGTGAATGAGATTAACAATAAGAGAAAAGGTGCGTCATGGAAAGAGGTATCAATTAGGGGACGTCCTGGTGAAGAGGGTCCATTAGGTGGACGGCCGATTCCTATGCAGACGCAAGACAAAAGGAGGAAAAAGTGACAGCGATGAATAAGGTTTTGGCAGACGTTACAAAGACGGAGCAGGTTGTCGTTTGTGCTTATTGTTCAGAAAGGCATAACGTAAACACTGATGGTTTTATTGTGGTTTTTGGTGATATTCATAAGGGAATGGATACACCTGTAATTTCAGGAAATATAAGCGATAGGGGTAAGCTTATTGGGTCCATTGGTATTGTGTACGAAACATGATTTTGTAGAGGGTTTATTGTCCGCTATGCAGACAGGAGATGTATAATGGTTAAGGTAAAATATCCGGTAAGTATATCAAACAGACAGCGTCCATTCGTTTTTGTCGCAGGATCTGGTGGGGCATGGATTGATCAAGTTGAGAAAGGGCTTGAGAGTCTTCCTAAGTGCACACTTATTATTCCCTCTGATGGTCCAGTGGAAGGAGTTACCGAGGATTGGGGGATGTGGAGGTATCGTGCAGCGTGGGAAGCAGACGTTATAGCCATTTGGTTTGGATCAGGTAATGATCAGGAACTCAAGTTAATTGAGCTAGGGCTACACGTGGGGAGATATTGTTCAGGAAGCGGTGCTCGAAGAATGATTATTGGAGTAGATAAAGGTTGTCGGTTTAAGGATAAGATCGAGGCAATCGTAAATGCTTCAAACATCAATCTTCAAGGGTCTTGGAAATTTGAGATAATAGATTCACTGGACCGTTTTTGTTTAAAAGTTAAAAACTGTGCCACAAGGTAAAGCAAAAAAAATCAAAGAAGATAAGCAGGCGTCTTTGTTTTTTTCTGTGGAAAGTAATATTCCTTCGGAAAAATTGAGGCCAGGTGGGTCGGTCAAGAGTGATCCTGTCTTATACGGTGGAATATCAATTGAGGAGCTTGTAAGTCGGTTCGTATCTTTAGCAGAAAAATATTCAGGTGAGTATCGTGCTGTAGAGTGGAATGGGAGTGGGGAGATCGATTTCAGGTCCAATAGGTTTAGTGAAGTACAAGAGGCTATGGAAATGGTTTCTGTTTTGTCTTCTAAACATGAATTTACCTGTGTATTTAGAGTTATGATGTTTGCTAAGGATGATAATGGATTTCGTTATTCGGTGAATATTAAATTACCAGGAGTTCTTAGAGCGGACGCTTTTGTTGTCAAATAGTTAGCTAAATATTGCCTCTTTCTTTTTATTTGATTAAGTTAGAGTTGAGGTGATATTTGAAAAACAAAAATCAAAAGTATTTTGATTATGTTATGAGAATGGCTGTTTCTTCTCTGTCAGATAATGAAATTATGATTTGTCATGGTTTTTTGTCTCCTGAACTTGGACCTGGTGAAGGAGACATCATTGGTGATTATTCTGATGCGTTTGCATGGATAGAGACAAATGATGTGGTTTATCATTTTAGTATAAGTCAAGAGCGTCCAGTTAATGGAAAGAAAAGAAACGTATCAAAGTTTAATTTTTATTGTACATATCAGCCTACTTTTGTTCGCAAGTATAGCTCGGTTAAAGCTGTTAGGCTTCATGGTAAAACAGGCAGTAATGGTCCATGGTCAGATATTCTTTTGCAAGGGAAACGATCAATTGGTAGGAGAAAGATAACATCTAAAGTGAACATCGGTAAAAAAAATAAAGTTACTTTAGATAAAGTTAAGTCTTCTTTGGAGATAAAAAGTGGCAAGAAATGGAAAGCTATCGCTTGAGCATTACGGGCCTGGGCGTTGGAAAACGGTTGATGGTAGATTTGTTGTACTGAGGCAACTGGAGCCCATCAATCCTATGTTGGTTACGTCTTCATGGAAGATAAAGAACGTTTATTCTATTCGTGATTTAAGGGAGTACGATGGGCCCAGGGAGTTCCCAGAGTTTGCTCCTGAGGTTGGTTTGGTAGGTTCATACCGAGAGGTATATCCATGGCTTGGAAAGTTTACAGGTGAGGGTAGCTTTGAGATTGGCAATCCAGATAGAGTTGAGGCTAAGACGTCAGGTGGTGCAGTAGCAGTGTCGATAAAGGAGAAGCGTGAGTGTCTCAGTCGTCTGAGATATACTTTGATGGATTGAGGATGATGGAGAAAGATGATGGCCGGATTGTCGTTTCATGAATTATGGGATCAGTCTGAAGCTTTTAGGATTATGCTTATAAGTCAAAGGTGCTTCAACGCAGCAAATAGGTTTGATCTAGGGTTGGCTGAAGCATTATGGGATGACCGGTTTCCAAGAATAGGGTGGGATTTTTGTCAGGTGGATGGGTGTACCTGTTTGGTAAAAGCTGGTGAGAGATGTATAAAGCATATTCATGACGTGGACAATATTCCTAGTTTTAAATGGGCTAAGGGATATTTGTATCATTATGTCACCAGGAATTCACATGATAAAAATAGGCCCGTAAGAAGGTATTATGATTACGAAAGAAACGATTTGTACGTATGGAGATATAATTATGGAAAAGTAAACCCTGGGTATAAAATAAGGCAGATAGACAGAAATCCTTTTAATCATAGGATCGGAAATCTTTTTTTATTGAGTCGGTACATTGCCCCAGCTTATGACGCAGACGTCATTAATGCTTCGGAGGCTTTGAAAATGGATGATGTTATGCCAGAGGTACTAAGAGACCGTCTTGGAGGTGGACGAAGAAGTGGATGGGTATATGGAATAGATGGTATTGCGAAGACTGCTGGTATCAGAGAAGGTAGGGTTAGACAGGAGATAAGTCGTGGCAATCTTTGTCCTGGTGATCTTTCATCCGTTGTTGATTTTTGTAAAAGACACCAGGAAAAGCGTATATTAAAGATGGAGCGAATGAAAAATGGCAGATAAAATTGTAAAATTAAAGGATCATCACGATAAGAGACAGAAGAACGGGCGTTCTAATACCAGCGTTTCAAAGGACAATGTTAGGAATTATGATCCAGGTGCGCAAATTAGACGTCTAAAGTGTTATCCGGAAGTTGACCAGATGGTTCGGCAAGGTTCTTATGTCAAAGACGTTGTTACCTATATACATGGGGAGGGAGAACTTACCCATCTATCAGCAGAAGCAGTTGGCCATATAGTAATGAGATATAAGCGTCATGTTTTTTCAGATCACATGGTTGAAGATTCCGGGGACGTAATAAAAAAGATAGGAGATTTAGATAAGGATAATCCTGCATCTGTTGTTTTTGCGTTGCAGGAAATGTATTACTTAATGATGGATAGAATAAGAATGGAGTCCGAGACAGAAAAAACTCTGAATAAACTTTTTTCTACGACTCATAAAGAATTTATGACTATGACGATAGTTGGTAGAGAACTTCTTAAATTTATGAAAGAGTTCGACATGATGAACAGTACGACTCCATTGTCTCAAAAAAGTGGGTCATTTCCGGGAGGGGTAGACGTTGGTGGGGTAGCCACGAATCCTAATCCTGAGTCTAGACAGAAGTTATTGGGTATTCTTGGAATTGTTATGAATAATCCGGATATGTTATCTGGAATGCTTGACAAGGTTAATGAGGGTGAAAAAAAGAGCAATAGGCCAAAGAGGAAGAAAACCAAGTGATAATCGAGACAAAAACAGGCCGACGAAAATCAGTTCTTACAAATGATGAAGTTGCTAGGGAACTTTTAAAGAGGATGAAAGGCCTTGGTAGAGATGAGTTGTCTTGGCTTGGTCAGATAGCAGAAGAACTTCAGTTTTTAATTAAAGATGGTAAGGATGGTTTTGAGGCAGTAGATGAGATTAGAGAAAAATCATCGATGTATCTTAATCATGCTGATCGTCATTATGAGGGGAGAATTCTTGGTGTTGAAGAATTCTGTATGGACAAAAATTATCTTGGGCATATAGGTGCATATCTTTATGATCAATGGAAAAAGGATCTAATAGAGCTTTTCCGTGGTCAATATAATGAGGCCATTGTTACGGGGAGCATCGGTAGTGGGAAGACTACGTTCATTGATATTGGTCTCTCTTACATGTTTTATGAACTATGTATGCTTAGGGATCCACAGGCCACATTTGGATTAATGCCTGGTTCTGAGATTGTACTAGTGTGTTTTAATCGTGATCAGCAACTTGCCAGGGATGTTACTTTTGGTGGGTTTAAGAGGAAGATAGAGGGGAGTCCTTTTTTTCAGCATCTTGGAATGAAGTTTGGAACCTCGGAACTCTCTTATCCAAGGAAGAATATCAAAGTAATAGCAATATCGGCTAAGTCAGCTAATGCGTTGGGACGAGATGTTTTTGGTGGAATCATTGACGAAACTGATTTTATTGACGGAAGTATTCTAAAGGGGAATGGTGGGCTTCCACGTCCAGGCGAGAAGCCGTTTGTTGAGATGCTTCATGAGTCAATAAAAAGAAGAATGGCTTCTAGATATGATAGGGCTGGAGTTTTACCAGGTAAATTATTTATGGCGTCTTCTGCCAGACATAAAAAGTCGTTTTCAAACAGGAGGATAAGTGAAGCCGCAATTGATCCAAGCGTTTTCTGTAGGGATTATGCTATTTATGATGTTGCTCCTAGTGATAGGTTTTCTAAAGATAAATTTTGGGTAATGATTGGAAATGAGCGCATAAACCATGAGATTTTGTCTAGGAAAAAGTATCGTTCTATAGGGGAAAATGGTCGAAGAAAATTAGAAGAACAGGGATGTAGATTTATAAGGGTTCCTATTAATTTCAAATCTGATTTTGAGCGTAACATAGAAGATGCTATTCGTGATATTGCTGGTGTAGTAACAGTAGCAGTATCTCCTTTCTTTCAGATTCGTAGTCGACTATATGAAATGATAGACCCAACATTGACGTCTCCGGTAAAGGTTACTGAGTGGTGCACAGACAGTGTTCTTGAAATAGATTGGAGTTTGCTTTCTAAGAGATATAGGAGAAGGATTGGTCCTGGCGATTATGTGGAGGACTTGGGTCCAGTTCGTCATCCTGGAGCACCAAGACATGTCCACTTGGATTTAAGCCTGGGTCTTACAGATCCGGCTGGAATGTGTATTGCTCATGAAGTGGGGAAGATCAGCATTGAGAGGAGAGCTTCAGATGGAACACTTGCCAAGGAAGAAGTTCCTTTGATTGAGGTTGATTTTCTTATGAGGATTATTGCTCCACCAGGTGGGGAGATTGATTTTGGTGCGATCCGTGGTGTTATTTATGATTTTCAGAGACATGGATTTAATATTGCTTTTGCTTCGATGGATTCTTTTCAGTCAAGGGATACATTACAGCAGCTTGCCTCGAAGGGGATAGATGGAGAGATAATCTCTGTAGACAAGACGGTTGAACCATATACGTGTATGAAGACAGCTATTTACGAGGGACGTCTAAGTGTGTACAATTATCCAATTTTGATTGAGGAACTTGAGCAGTTAGAGCGAGATGAGGTTAAAAGCAAGGTAATTCATCCTCCAAATGGTAGCAAAGATGTAGCAGATGCTTTATGTGGGGTTGTTTTTAGCCTTACAACGAAACAATCGTATAATGCATCAATACTAGTTGGTATAAATGAATATTCAGGTGAAGATAAAAGAGATGATGAATGGATACGTAGTACAATGGTTCGATCAGGGGAAAAGGCCCCTGTCGAGGTTAAAAATGGTGAATACGATGGCCCGCTTATATTTAGTGGGTGAAATGGAGAAATTTTCATGACGAATCGTTTAGAAGAAATAAGAGCTTTAAAGGAAATGATAGCAAATACAGCGTCGACGGGAAGGAGAAGGCGTGGGATGTTAATGTCCGAAGAGCCGGAAGACAATGAGGATGATTTTGTTATACCGATGAGAATAAAGAACAAGAAGATTAAAAATAAAAAAACAACTACCAGTATACGTTCGAAGAGGACATTCAAGGAGTGGTTTATCGAGGTAGCAGATTTCATAGAGGAAATAACAGGTATGGAGTTGGATGTACTTCCAGATATTCCTTGGAGTAAGATGTACAGGGATAAGATGACAGTAGATGAGGCTGTCCATAATGCTTTAAGGATTGCAGAAGAAGACGTTGAAGAGGATTTTAGTAATTTGTCTTATAGTGATTGGTTGTCGGGAGTAAATGAGGAACTGTTATCTTCTGGTAATGATACGACAGAAGAAATGAGAAAAAATGGTGCACTTACTCACAGTAAGCTTCATATGCTTTATATGGACTATAGGGATCCAAATGATGCAGTAGGGGAAATATTGAAAACTAGAGTTGTTTCTAAAACGAGAGTTACAAAAGAAGATGTTGATTGGATTAGTAGATTGGACCGCAAGAGAGGTCCTGATTTGTCAAAGCTTATGCGTAGTCTTGGTATGTCATCGAGCAAAATATCCAAGACAAAGGAATTACCGATTGATGAGAGCCAGGACGATGAGGAAACTATTCCGGTATATTCTGATAGGTGTAGGGTTAATCCTATTGATGAGGCTCTTGGGATAATGCCTGTTAAAGAGTCTGTTGATATGGATATCATAAAAAATGCAATAGAAGGGGTAAATAAAGACAAGAGAAAATCAGGCAAGGTCAATATTGAGGAAGCATCTGTCCTTGGTGGTGATTTTGGAAGGTGGGGTAGTGCTACTGCAGCTGCTTCAGCGACTGGTTCTGGTATTGCGAAAAAGATTAGTAATGGAGACGTCAAGTATACATTTAATCCTGATGGGATACCGCAGAGTGGAGAAGGTGGAACAACACTTTGGTTCAATTTTTCACCTGATAAAAAAGATGTGGATAATTATTGGATAGGCTTTCAGATTAGTGGTGATAAAGAGGACCCAAATTGGGGTATCAAGATAAAGAAAGGTAAGGGATTAGGATCTTCGTCTACTGTTGCGTCAAAGACTGGGTTAAAATCGAGTGACCTGAAATCTGCATCTATTGGTATTAAAAACGAGTTGGGCAAATAAGGAAAACAATTATGGGCAAAAAAGATTTTTCAGGTATTTCGTTTATTAGAGACGTTTTCAGGAGAGATAACCAGCGTCAGCAGTTGGCTGTATCAACAAAAGAGTTGGCTCATAATGCTGGTAGATTATCTTCCTTTGGATCTTCCTTTGGATCTTCTGTTGATGCCCAAATGAGTGGGGATGTTAAAAGCATGTTGGAGTTGGATCGTAGGATGCTTTACAGGTATCGGGATTATGAGGAGATGGATGATTATCCTGATATTTCGTCAGCTTTGGACATTTATGCAGATGACGCAACCCAAGTAGACAGTGAAAAAGGTAAGACAGTCTGGGTTCATAGTTCAGATGAGCAAGTAAAAAATGAGCTTACAGATCTTTTTGATAAAAGGATAGAGGTTGATAACGTAATTTGGGAATTAACAAGAAATCTTTGCAAGTACGGTAACGACATGGAGGAAATCCTAGTTGGGGATCATGGTGTTGTTGGTATTAGTTTTTTGCCTACTCCAACCATGAGAAGGGTTGAGAGTAGTCGTGGAGATTTACTTGGGTTTATTCAGACATTTTCTGACACGATGGATATTACTGCAGAACAATTTGAGAAGTTTAAGATACAGGGTGGAGCTAAATTAAGCGAGAGCAGGGATATGGCAGCGTTTGAAGATTGGAGGGTTGCGCACACCCGTCTGACGTCTAAGCATCGTGAGGCTATGTATGGATGGTCAGTTGCCGATTCTGCAAGGTGGGTATGGAAACGTTTGATGTTACTTGAGGATGCTGTCCTGGTTTATAAATTAACTCGCTCGCCATCGCGGTACGCATTCTATATTGATGTGGGAAAGACGAGCAAACAGGATGGTGAGAGAATAATGCAGGAGGCTATGCATAGATTAAAAAAGAAAAAATTCGTAGATAAAAATGGAAAACTAGATTTAAGGGCATCTCCTATGTCAATGGATCAGGATTTTTTCTTATCTATGAGAGATGGAAGAGAGAGCACGCGAGTTGAGTCATTGATGGGTCCGTCGTATCAGCAGGTTGATGATGTTCAATATTTTTTATGGAAACTTTATGCAGCGTTAAAAGTCCCAAAAGCTTACATGGGATATGACGAAAACATGCCTAGTAAGGCTACGTTGAGTCAGGAAGACGTAAGATTTGCCAGAACTATTCTTCGCGTTCAACGAGAGGTGAGAAACGGTCTTAAGAAGATTTGTCGTGTTGATTTAGCTGCAAGAAAGATAGACCCTTCTGTTATAGATTTTGACGTAAAGATGACTGTTCCAAGTTCTGTTTTTGAACTTGGTCAGATGGAAGCGAGAAGAGCTAGGGCAGATCTGGCATCAATGATGGAGCGACATGTATCATTGCTGTGGTTGCTTAAAAATGTCTATGGTATGAGTGATACAGAGGTTGAAGAAATAACAGCACAGAAAAAGAAAGAGGGTTCTGAGCGAGCTGCTATGGGGGGGGGCCTTGAATCTATTCAAGGCTCACCTTATCATCGTTTGGAGCATCCTCATCCTAGTAAAGTTCGTCCGTATGGGTCGATAACGGAGCGTGAGTTAATGTCTGGAAATAAGGAGCATGAGAAACAGATTGAGGAAACAATTTTAAAGGCGATAGGAAATCCTAGTAGTGTCTTAGGACGTCAGCTTAAAGAGACAGGAATGTTTTTGCGTGAGATACTAAGCGCAGTTAAGACTAAATAGTAAAAGTGATCCAGTTAGACACATATCTGACACATAATACACACAACTAAATTAAAAAAATATTTAAAATAGATACAGTTTATTGACATTGTGTCTGTTTGGATTCGTAATGTTAAAAGAGAGGTATTGATGCATAAATCTCTAGTCGTAGAGGCAGAAAAATTAAATGGTCTAGTAGTTGGTTCTTATGAGGATTTGCTTCAGAGAACCAGTTTGGCTGTTGATGAAAATGCTCATAAATGGGGTGGAGACGTTACGCTATTTGCCACTTATCCAGATCACGTAGTGGTGTATCTTGAAGATCAGGGTTTTTTTTCTTGTAGGTACAGGCGAGATGGAGAGAATGGCATTGAGTTCGTAGGGGAAATGGTTCAAGAGGATGTTCCTATTATTGATGAGGATATGTTGGCGTCACGTGGTATTGACGCTATGTATTCAGGTAGATCAATAGGATCAGTTCTTATGCATATTGCTTCGGTTTCTCCTGTTAAATTTACACCGAGTATTGCAGAGTCAAAAATAGACAAACTATTTGGAAGGTCTCTTTGGCGTGATTATGTATTAAAAGATAAAGCTAGGATTGTTGAATACATCTCTAAAGATGGGTCATTTAGCATAAAAGAAGAATTTCCTTTTTCTGATGGAATGAAAGATTCTGAAAGTGTTCTTTCTTCTCTTGTGAAGATGTCTCAGGTGTTTTCAGAAATGAATGCAGCTGTACTTGAATCTGTTTCTGTTTATCAAGAGAAAACTGGTGGAATGAGGACACCTGACGAAGATATTATACTGTCAAAATTTGATTCTATTGCTGGGGATATTCTTGAGAATATTGATAATACACTTGATAGTATTTCTGAAGCAATTCGCGAATCAAGAAAAGGTAATTATGGCTATTCCAAAATAATTTATGATGGAGTAGCCAATGAGTATGATAGTTTTCATTTAGGATGTCGATTCATTTGCAAAATGGCTAATGATTTGGCGTCTATTTAACAGTTGGAGGATAGGAATGTCTAATAAGTCGTTGTTAGATGGTTTTTCGAAACTTGGGATGACATCAAGAGAAATCAGTGAGGCCATGACACCACTTGGTGAGCGATTTGATAAAAATGGTATTGACAATGGCATTGGAGACAATGCCTATTTATCAGAAGAAGGAAGTGTAGAAGAGGGATTTGTGAAGTTACGTCCGCTAGCTGTGCGCAGGAAAGCAGCAAAGGCGGCCAAGATACGGAGGAGATCTGGATCAGGCAAGCAGGCTTATCTTCATCAACTGAAGATGGCTAAGACGGGTGTAGCTAAGCAGAAGCGGAAAAAGCACTATAAACTATTGAAAGCCAGGGGTGGCCCTAAAAAGGGTAGCAGAATGATGACAGCATCATTTGATAACCCTGGGAAAGGATTGAAGATCATGTCTGAGAAATTAATGCAAAATATAATGCAACTTGCTGAAGCTATCGACAGGGATCCTGAAGATCGTTTTGATGAGTATGCAGAGGCCTTTAACCACATTGCCGATATCGGTGAATTGGCTGCGATTCAGTTGATGGATGTGGATGAGGAAGCAGCAAAGGACGTACTTAATTTATCACTTGCGGCAGAGTCTGTTCTTAAGCATATGGAGAGTCTTGATGGGGCTTTGACAGAGGAAGAGGATGCAGACCTGGAAGAGACTTTACAGGATGCTATGGAGAGTGTTGGGGAATACATGACAGAGTATGGCCTCATTACAGAGGAAGATGAAGAAGACGACGATGAAGATGAGGATGAGGATGATGATGACCTTGAGGAGGATTACCTTAATGGTGATGAGGATGACGACCTTTTGTCAGCATTCAGGACGCTGAAGGAGGCAAGAGCAGCTGTTAAGGCAAAAGGTAAAAAAGGTCGTGGCAAGAAAGAGATAAAGAGAATGGCTCCTCCTAAGTCCCGTAAGATCATGACTGCCAAGGGTATTAAGAGAAAAAAAGGTGCTTCCAATTGGAGTAAAAAGAATCCTGCAGGTAATGCATCCAGTAAACAGATCGCAAACCGTGGAGACGTCAGAGACAAAGAGGCTCTTCTTGGATATCTTCGTCAGGTAAAAATGGGGAAAGTGGCTCCTGGTCAGTCGTTGCGTTAAGCAATAAAAAAAGGATTTTTGATCATGGACTACAGGGAGAGACAGTTGATGGAGCAGGATGGGGACGTCATATTATTCGATCCACCAGTTGGTAAGGATATGCTTCAAGAGTGCTTTTCTTTCGAGGTGGTACCTGGTTCTTTGACAGAAGAGGACACCAAGGAAGGTAAGCGGTCATATTTGGAAGGGCGTCTTGGTCTAGTTGATAAGGCTACAGCAAACAAGCGTTTATATACCAGGAAATTAATGGAGCGTGAAATTGCCAAAAAACTTTCAGACATGAAGTCAAAGAAAATTTATGGCGAATTAGATCATCCTGGTGATGGTAAAACCAAACTATCTCGTGCTAGTCATTTTGTTCTTGGTGCAAATGTAAATGAGAATGATGAGATATTTGGAAAATTAGAGTTTATTCCAGGTACTCCAAATGGAGATATTGCGTTGAGTATTGCTAGGGCAGGTGGAACGCTTGGTGTAAGCAGTCGTGGGTTCGGTACAGTTGTACCTGATGCAAAGGGAAACCTTGTTGTTCAGGAAGACTATCAATTGGTCACTTGGGATATTGTTGCTGATCCTGCCAATGCTGGTGCTCACCCAAACTTTGTGGTCGAAGAAAAGGAGACTGTTATGGATCTCGAGAAATTAAATAAAGAACATCCTGAGATTTTAGAGGCGCTCAAGGTTCAATTACGTAAAGAGATTGAGCCTGAGTCGCGGGAGCATGCTCGGGAGGCCTTAAGAGAAGAGCTTGAGGGACAGCTTAAAGAGGTGGGTGAAAAAATCCGCGAGGAAGCTGTGGAGCAAGCAAGAGAAGAAGCTGAAAATGATCCAGACGTTGCTGGTGCGAAAGTTATTGTTGAGCAATTGAAGGAAATTGTTGGGCCATTCGTTCTAGGAGAAGACGGCAATGAGGTTATAGTACAACTCAAAGAGAGAATAGGAAAGCTTGAGGGTACTATTGCGGATCAAGATGCGATTATTGCAGAGCAAAAAGATCAGATGGAGACAATAGCAACTGTTGCTACAGAGTTGGGATACAAACTGTATCTAGAGCGTACTCTTGGAGAGGATGCAGATGCTATTATTAAAGAGCTTGGAGGCGTCTCTGAGTTTCAGTCTCTTGATGCGTTGAAGGAGGCTGTCTCTGCTATACTTGAGAGGATTGAATCTGTTGAGGAGGATAAATCTAAGTATAAGGATGAGATTCTCAAACGAGAAAAAGAGATCGAGAAGCGGGATAGAGAGATCGAGGCTCTAAGAGAGCAGCGCGAACAAGCGCTGGGGATAGGGGCCAAGATGGGTATCCGAGCGTATCTTGAAAAATGTATTTCCGGTCATCCGAGGGCGATTGGAATAAGGAAGTACGTTCTTGAGGCTGACCCTGACACAAAAACAGAGGTTGATGGCCTCATTGAGTCGTATGATAAAGAGCACCCTTTGTCAGATGAATATTTGAAGATAAGAAAAGGTATTTCGAAGCCTAGGCTGACAGAGGACCTTTCGTCTTTGACTCCAAAAACAGGGATATCTGACATCATGGGTGTTCCTATGGGGGAACTTGATAGTAGAACGAAGATGATCTCTTAGTAGATATCTTCATTGTTTTTTTATTTGTAAATATTCAAACCCAAAAATGGGAGGTTAAAAATGTTTAATGAAGCGAGAGATTTTTTAAATGAGGATGCAAGAGAAAATGCAGAAGGAACCATCCTCGATGAAGAGAAAAATAATATGTTGCAGAGGCGCTGGGGTCAGATGATTGAGTCCTCTTGGGATCCTTGGACTCGGCGATGTATGGCTCAGTTGTATGAAAACGAATACAATCATCTTGGTAGCCTAAAAAGGGCTGTATTGGCCGAGTCAACTGTTGCTGGAAGTATTCCAGATTTGGTCAAATTTGTGTTTCCGGTTATTCGAAGAGTATGGTCGAATCTTCTTTCAAATTCTTTGTTTTCGATTCAACCGATGAACAATCCGATTGGTGGAATCTTTTTCTGGGAATATCAGTATGGAACCACCAAGGGTACCATTACGGCTGGCCAGAATATGGTTGAGAACTTCGACAGGTTTTATTCTTCGGAATATGTGCATGAGGAGGTTGTCGGTGCTGGTCCTGGAACCAATTTTACAGGAACGGCGTCTTGGATTCCTGTGAAGGCTTACGGTCTTGGGCAGGTCGGCATTGAATTCAATGCTACTGCCGTGTCTGATGGGTCTGCAAAGAGGATTTATGATGCTGATGGGACTGGGGTGTTGGCAGGTGATGTCGCCACTCCTACGGGTTCTACGATTACTCTTTCCTCTGGTGTATATGACATCACGTTTGATGAGTCAGTTACTGGTGTCACGGCAAATTACTTTTTCAATATGGAGGCTGTATCCGGGAATGTGCCACAGGTAAACGTGAGCATCACTCTTGAGGCTGTGAAGGCTATCAGTCGAAAGTTGAAGGTGATTTGGTCCAGTGAGGCCGCTGATGACATGAGGGCAGTTCTCAATATGGATATTGAGAGCGAGTTAACGTCTGGTGTTGCCAGCGAGATTGCTCTTGGTATCGACCGAGAGATGATCATGGCTGCTTACGGGAGCGGAACGACTAATACTGCGACATTCGATGCTGCTGTTCCTCCTGGAAGAAATATGGTCGACCATTTTCGAAATATTACGACTGTGGTAGAGAAAGTGTCAGGGGAAATCAACACCAGAACGCATCGTGGACCTGGTAACTTCATCATAATTGGTCCAAGTATTCAGCCGATCTTTGGTGCGCTTGCTACACACGGAGATTTTGTCCGTGTTCTTCAGAACCAGGATCATCCTGCTCAGGGGCAAGGTGTAACAGGACGTCCGGCTTTTCCGCTTCCTCAAGCTCCTCAGGGATATGGCGTATATCCTATGGGATTTTTGCAGAGTAAATGGATTGTCATTGTGGATCCATATTTTCCGTCAGGTAAGATGCTTGTAGGCCTGAAGGGTACATTGTTCGCAGATTCTGGTCTTGTGTATGCTCCATACGTACCGCTTCAAATGACGTCTACTTTTTTGGATCCTGCGGACTTTACGTTAAGGAAAGGCATGAGAACTCGGTACACAAAGAAGTTGGTCAATTCTAATTTCTTTGGTGTTATTACGGTGAGCAATCTTCCTTAATATCTAATTAGGAATGGTGGGTAAGCGAAAGCTTGCCCACCATTTTTTTCTTGGATTATAGGAAAATCAAATAGGAGACTAAAATGAAAATAACAGTGATCAATAAAAGGCCGACTGGTGGCCTAAGCGTTCAGGTTTTAGATGGTACGCAGGTTGCACCTGGTGCACAGCATGAGATGACAGGAAGGTCTGCTGCTGAACTGATTTTTCAAATGGCTATTGCAGATGCAGACATAGCCGTTGTTGGGGAATTAGAGGGTGAGGACAGGTCTCCATTGGTATGCACAATGAAGACTGTAGCAGACCCTGCAGGTGATGCGGTAGAGAGCGATCAAGAAGGATTTGATATTCTGGATGAAGCTGGTTCTGCGACAACAAATCAGTCGCCGATGTATATTGGAATCTTTGATGATGAGGATTGCCAGACGCCATCTGTTATTGGGACGCTAGAAGCGGCTGGTACTCCGGTTGGTACGATTCAGTCTGGTGAAGAGACCAATCTAATGGCTGTAACGCCCGCTGCAACTGGTGATTTTGAATGTAAGGCAGTTATTCCTGCGGCAGTGGTAGGTGACGATGTCACATATTACATCAAGGCTTGGCCACAACCGACAAGTACGAGTTACGTGATTGATAGTAGTAGCGTTACTAGCGTTACGTTCTCTGCAGCGTAAAAGGTATTCCTATATGATAGGGAGTATTCCAAAGTATGATTTTTTACCCCGTACATCATACTGCGGAGTGCTCCCTATTTATTTTTTGTCTTTTCTATTTATTGGAGGAGTTAGATGGACACTGATTTAAAACAATTTGTTGAGTCTACGATAAGGAAGCATGCGCTTGCTGAGGTCAAGAGCGAAGGTAATGTTGAGACATGGTGGGATAAGCTACCAGGAAAACGAAAATCAAAAGTGATTAATGTTCTTGGTTTGAGCAAGGGAAAAGACAAATCTGTTTTTTTGAATTTAACTGACAGTGAGAAGAATGAGGTAAGTGCTTATTTTCTCAAGCACCATGGTCGTGTTGAAAACGACACAAGCTATTAGGAGGACAAGATGAGGTTTTATAAAAAGAATCCGGATGTGGAAGGGACACCTTTTGTATGTGGAAAAAGAATGGATGACGAGACGATTGTATGTGGAGAAGAATTTGCACCCTTTGCAGATCCAAAAACTTTTCCTGGTAAGCCTCCAAAGTTGGTTGAAGTCTCTATTGATGTTCTTAATGAGAAGCAGAAGTTAATGGCTAAGGATGTTGCAATTGAGCAGGCAGAAAGGCCTCCAAGACATCTTGGTGTGGTAACTTCTGATAGTATAGCTTCTGGTATTAAAGGTACAGGACCAATCAATATTGTAGAATCACCAACTGATATGGGTTCAGGTAAGAATAAGAAGTCGTCTCAAGCCAAGGTTATTCCTGATAAAAAGAAATATGAAATCAAAGATGTGTTTACAGATAAAATTCCAGTTCTTAATACAAAATATGGTGAAACTGGCTTAATAGATGTATTTCCAGGTATTACAGAGAGGAATGTTAAAAAAATATTAAGTAGTTTTAATAATTTACTGGAACTTACAAATGCATCTAACGCGGATTTAAGAAAAGCTGGTGTTCAGCCTAATTTTTTTGATCGTGTAAGAAAGACAGCCAAAGACGAAATAGATTTACACGCTAAGATTTGAGGAGGCTATAAATGGCTAGTTGGTGTGGGATGACAAACGACAATCTCAATGTCTTAGCTAATCTCAAGAAACGCCTTCTTGAGGAAAAGGGCGGGGTAAAGAATGGTTTGACAGGGTTTCAGTGGGATTCTTTGAATAAAATTGCTAGTGATATTACTGAGGCTTGTAAATCCGGAAATCTTGGTGATGTTGCGAAGTCAACGAGAAGAATGAAAAATAAATTAAGGAAAAGATCTTTTAAAAAGGTTCTTGAGGATCTTGAGTCTAACGAATTGAAAGACCCTAATAAGCCCAAAGTTAATACAGGGAAGGTTGTTAAAGGAGATATCGGTAAAAGTATTTCTAAAAATACAAGGAAAGATGATGATAAACCTGATGGGGAGTGCAGTTGTTCTAAATGCGGAAAAACGATAGATGGGTCAAGTAGCCCTTGTTTAGATAATGTATTATGCACAAAATGTGCTCTTGATAAGACGACAGATAAAGATAAAGATAAAGATAAAAA